TGTACAAGCCCGCCTACGGTTAGGTTTGAAGCCTTCAAAACCTCCGCCCCAAGTAGGTCTCGCTGCTTTTCTTGCTCGAAAGCCCACCTCTCGGCGTCGCGCTTTGTGCCGTGAATGGTCTTGTTCAGCGTCCGCGCGCGCCCCTGGTCATCCAGCCCAAGGTACACCCGCACCAGCCAGCGGTTCTTGCCACGGTTGATTAGCTGTGCCATCAGAGACTCTCTCGTTCAGTGATTCTACCCTGTACAGCTTCGCCGTGTGGCCAGCCACAAAAAGCGGCCGGTCGAAACCGGCCGCGGAGCAATCGTGGTACAGCCAGCGGCTTCACTCACCGAGTTTGGCCCGGTCGGGGATGGCACTGAGGATTTCGGCGTCTTCATCACCTTCGTGTTGAACCAGGCCGTGAAACCACCTCGCCGCCTCCATGCAACAGGCATAATGCTCTCGGAATTCGTCAAGTCGCATGGCTACAGAATCCGGATGCAGATAGCGCCCGGCATACTGGTATTCCCATAGGGCGTTGTATAGAAATTCCTCCGCCGGCGTAGTGGAACCTGTATTGTTGAGCAAAGCCCAGGCCGCGCCGAGCATCAGCCCTACGCCACGGTCCCCCAGCTCGCGGGTCAGTCCCAACAAGGCCTGCCTTTGTTGCTGTGGCTCAGCCTTCAGTAGTTCGCGATATTCTTGGTAGGTCATCGTCTGCCTCCTTTGTCGATAGTGACACCGCAGGCGGGCGTGATAATCCGGTTTTCAAAACGGTAGGATGGATTCTAGCCGGCATCGTGCTTACTCCACGGTGTCCGGTTAGTTCCGTCAGGCTGTTCCAGCAGCCTGACGGAACGCACCTGAGGCCAGTATGCGCCATAAGGATGCAGGAGTCAAGCCAGGAGTCGCAAACAGAGGTAGCGAATCAGTGTTGGCCTCCGCCGAAGACGTAAGCAAGGCAAAACAAAACCAGCAGATAAAAGAGACACCCCACCACACGCCAGACGGCGAGGATGGCTTCAGCGATGGCCTGATCTAGCTCGTCCATTTTTTCCACGGTGGGTTGTTCAGCGCAGCCAGCCGCGGCGGCGCTCCAGCCACGGCGAACGGACAACAGGCCATTGCCGGCGCTCCCGAAGCTGCCACGCTTGCGCCCTCGTCAACCAAGGCCGAAATGCTCGAAACCACATGCTCACCTCCCGGTAATAAAACTGCTTCGGGCCACTTGATAGCCCGCCACAGGCTGCGGCCCCGCGCCTTGCGCTTGCGCGAGGAACGCCGCCGCGTGGTCATCCAGCTTGAAACCCGCCATGTACAGCGAATGCAGCGCCGCCAGCGCATACGCCCGGGCGTCCAGCGCCTCATTGCGCACCCCGGCGGGCTTTACAAACTTCCGCTCGCCGCGCTCTACGATGATCCGCTCACTCACCAGCATATCGAACCAATCCCGCCTGCGGTCCAGCGGAAAGTGGCAGTAACCCGGCCCCGGCCGTTCCACACGCAAACGCGAGTAGACTTTCTCCTTGGCCACGTCGCTGCCCACCAGGTACAGCTCACCGCGGTTCTTGCCGCCGGTCGTAGCGCGCCGCGGCCAAACCGGTTTGCCGAAACCAGATTGCCCCTTGATCGGCCAGATGCGACGCCCGCGGCGCGTCCGGCAGAAGTCCAGCACGGTCTCGGTCTCAAAGCCGGCGTCAATCGCCGCCGCACTCACAGGCAGCACCAGCCCGCTCTCATGCTGCCACTGGCGGCTCAGCAGCCGATCGAGATCCATCCAGACTTCTGGCTGACCGGTGTCGCCATGCAGCACGAAGTAGCCCAGGCTCCAGCTTTCCTCCCCGGCGCCCCATCCGACGACCTCGCACTCGATGCGGTCGGATTGCACGTCCGCTCCGGCGGTGATCAGGCACACGCCAGCGGGCGCCTCAGCGGCGAACGGCTCGCGCCGCCCGAACAGCACATCGGCTTCCAGCGGCACGGCGGCCTCATCGCGCCAAGTCTCGCCCAGGATGGTGTTCACGAATGCCTGCAAGGTTTCCCGCGTTCGCTTGGCCTCTAAGAACTCCGCGGCCAGTTCCGGCCAGCTTGGCCAGCCTACGGGAGCATATAGCGCGTTCAGTGAGTAGCTCCGCGTGCGCCCGTCGCCCGCCGCGGTCGGCCGCCACTCGCCGCCGGCGAGCATGGCGGTCTTCTCGTGGTTCTGAATCTGGTATGCGCAAGCCTCGCACTGATACCGCGCTTTCTCCGGTTCGCCCTCGGGCCAGCGGAGGCGCTCCCAAACAAGCCGTTGCATGAAGCCGCAGCGCGGGCATGGCACGAAGTAATATCGTTGGTCTCCCTGCCGGAATAGCGCCTCGATCCGGCTCACGCCCTCAATGGTCGGTGTGCTCACCGCCAGGATCTTTCGCTGTGAACCGAAGGCTACCGTCCGGCGCACGGCCAGCGTCAGCGGGTCGCCCTCGCCGTCGGCGTCGGCGGGCCAGGCGTCCAGCTCGTCGGCCAAGACGTACTTCGCCGGCAGGCTCCGCAATCCCACCGCGGAATTGGCCCCGGTCAAGATCAACACCCCGCCCGAGAATTCCTTCAGTAGAACCGTATTGCCCGAGTCGCGGCTGCGCGGATCTTTGACTCGGCCCCGCAGCACGGGCGAATTCTCAATCAGCCCGTCCAGCCTCTGCTTCGAGAAGCGCTTCGCCATTTCCACCGTCGGCTGAACCAGCAGAATCGGCGCCGGCGCGTGGTGCATCAGGTATCCGCAGGCATTCAGCAGCACCTCGGTTCCGCCAATCTGCGCGGATTTAACGAACACCACGCGCTCGCAGGGCGCGCCCGGCGTCAGAGAATCCATGATCTCGCGCAGGTAAGGGGTGCGGCTCGTCCGCCACGGCCCGGGTTCAGGGGAAGTGTTGCCCAGTACCCGGTAGCGGTCGGCCCATTCGGAAACCGTCAGCTTTGGCGGGGGCAGCAGCGCGTCCAGCGCGCCCCGCCAGACTTCCTCAACCGTCGGCATGAATGCCCCTCAGCGCCTCTTCTAGCGCATCGCGAAGCACGGTCCGCACCTCAACCTCTCCCCGGCCTGCCAGAATCGCTCCTAGGCGGTCTGGAAGGCCAAGAAGCCTATCCCTGATAGCAGCCAGGCCGGCGGCCCACTGCTTCTGAACCTCGGCGGCCTCCAGCAGCTCGCCGCGTTTCTGCCGCAACTCCAGTTCGCGCAGTTCGGCCAGCGCAACAGCCTTGCGGCGGTCGGCTTCGCCCTTACTGATTTTCGGTTCGGTTCTAAGCTTTGTCATGTCTGAAAAAAGCCGGCGGCGGCAGGGGGTAGTGAACCGCCGCCGGGCAAGGAGGAGGCCGCTTTGACGCACGGGGGCGAAGCCCGCGCGGGGGGAAGCGGCCCGATGGAAGATCGGCCCCCAAAACCGCTTACTACGCCGGTCCAGTCAGCCCGTGAACGCCCAGCTTGACGTCCACCGTCGCAACGCCGTTGCCGGCGGCCTTAACGGCCACTCCAACAAGCGGTTTGCTGCCGGTTCCGGCGGTTTTGGTCGCTTTGCCGGCCGCAGCGTCCCAATACAGCAGGTCGCCGGCGGCCACGTTGTCAGCAGTCGCCTTGGGCAGCGTGAACACGCCCTCGGTCACAACCTCCACCGGCTCGCCCTGGGGCGCGTCGTAAGCCGCCACGCCGCGGATCGAACCCACAGTGACGTATTGGCCGCTCGCCACCGCGGCCGGCGCGGTCACAGGCAAACTCTTTCCTTCCTGAACGTAGTTCTTCATTGCAACCCTCTCGAAGTCTGAATCGTGAATACCTTTGCCTCGCCCGGCTGCATCAACCGCGCTATCTCGCGGTCAAGCGCCTGAAGCGCTTCCGCCTGCCGGGCATACTCAACCGAACGTTCGCCAAACTGGACTCGGGCAACGCCCAGCGTTCGGACGATTTCATCCCGGTATTGCTGTAGCTCAGTTAGGGTCATGGGTTACGCCCCCGGGTTCTTGAATGCTCCGCGATGATCAATCGCGCCCGCGCCACAGTGCCAGACAACCCGGAACTCGGTTCCCAGGGTATTCCAGCCGGGCCGCGATTCCACGCGCGGCCCCTCGTAGCCTTGCAGCTCGGCGTACTCGAACACCGGCACGTCAGACGGATCGCAGAACAAGTACCACGCCGTCCCCTGGTTCTTCAGGTCAAATCGCGGCTCAACCACGGGGATCAGGCCGCGCGCGGAAACCTCGGCTTGGGTGCTCGAAGTGGGGTACAAAGTCGCCAGCAGCTTGTCAACCGTGCCTTCCAGCGCCGCCGGAACCAGGATATAGCGCGGTTGCGCCCCAATCGGGTTGCCGCTCGCGTCGGTCTGCTTGCGAATGGCCAGCTTGGCCGCGCCAATGGTCCCATCGCCGGGCTCGCCGCCCTGGGACGCCAGATTGCCGTGATCGGCATGGAACACCGCCTTGCCGTCGGCCAGCTTCGGGTTGGCGATGATGGTATCGGCCAAGAAGCCCGTGAACCACTGGCGCGCCCCGCGAGTCATTTTAGCCGCAATGTCGTTCAGCGCGCCGATGTCGTCGTTGACAAGGGTTTGGAAGCTGATCGAGAACCCCTTGGCGTAAGACGCCAGCTTGTAGGACGCAAGCTCGCGCCCCTCGATGGTGCCGAAGGTGATCTCGCCGGCCTCGGTCACTTTCTCCAGCGCCGGGCCGTCGCTGACTTCGAGAATGTGCCGGTTGCGGAAGTCAGCCATCGTGGTACGCCGGAAAACTTGCGTAATCGGACTCGGCGATTGCCGCAGTGTGAACAACGATTTGTTGAACAATTCGGCCAGCAGCGCCGAAAAGTCCGAAGTCGTATGCATGGCCCGGCTCAACAGTTCAGCAGGACTCCCAAGCGTGCTCAATCCCCGCTCGGCCAGCAGCCGCCGCGCCAGCTCGGGGAACCGCGCATAGGCGAATTCCCGGCCCTCGCGCGGCTCATGCGCGGGATTGATCCGCGAATACAACCCGTCCGCCATGCGGCTGATCAGCCCGTCGCCGGAGTCGCGCACCACCACAGCGGGCTGCCGCGCGTCAATGGCCGGCTGCCGGCGGGCAGCCTCGGCGATCAGCGCGCCTCGCACCGCTTCAAGATTGTCATACTTCGCCACGGTCTCGTCCGCCGTCGTCTCAGGCAATGCCAAAGCGGCGGCGATATTGCGCGCCTGCACTTGCAGGCTATTTTGTTCTTGCTTTTCCATTTGTCCTCCCAGTGTTCTCACTTGCGCCGCCGGATCAGCGCCCAGCGGTACGAATGAAATCTCTCGCGGCGTCCAGCGCACGGCGGTTTTCACCCGCGCGCCGTTATCCCGCGATTCTTGCCATTGCTCCACGGTGTAGCCCACGCTCACATTACGAATCACGCCCGCGCGCACGTCGGCCACAATGCCCTGCACCTCCGGCCGCGTGCCGAACCGCACCACGGCATCGCCGCGGATGCCGTCCACGCTAGCGTCTTCTACCACGCCAAGAATGGCCTCCACTCCGGAGTAGCGGTCATGGTTGTTCAAGA